GCGCTGGTAGTCCAGTCGATGTCGGCCAGCTGGTTGGCCCGTGTCGCCGCCGTCAGCACGCACTCCACCACCGCCGTGTTGGCCGTAGCGCTGGCCTCGCTGATGGCACAGGTATACGGCCCGCTGCCCGCCCATCCGCTCGCTGGCAGGCTGAAAGACAGCATGCGCGGCGCAGCAGCGTCCTGTCCCGGCGGCCCCTGCACCGTGCCCTGGTTCTCCCAGCCCGTCCCCGTCCATCTATACACGTTGTAGGGCGCGGCAGCGCCCACATTGTACTGATCGCCCACAGCAGGTGAAGTAACCGCAGCTTCCAGCGCCTCCACAGTTGCATAGGCTTCGCCCTTGATGGTATAGCCAGGCCCCTGCGGCCCGCGCTCCGTCTGGATGGCCAGATGCAGCGCGCCGCTCTCCGGGTCCCGCGTCACCGACGCCTCCACGCCTGCGCCGTACTCCACGACGCTTTCGCTGATCGTCATCCCCTCGATGCTCTCCGCCGCCGCATTCGCCCGGCCAGCCGCCGTATCCGCCTCCCCGGCGCTGGCCTGCGCGCCCTGCGCAGCTTCGTCCGCCAGCGCGGCTTTCGCCTCGGCCTCCTGTGCCGCCTGCGTGGCCGCTGCCGCGCTGGCCTGCGCGCCCTGCGTAGCCTGCTCGCTGGCTTCGATAGCCGCATCCACCAGGGCAGCCGCCGCGTTGGCAGCGTCCGCCGCATCCGCCGCGCCGTCGATAGCGTCCTCAACTCGCTGGGCCGCGGCATTGGCCGTGGCTGCGGCCTGGTTGGCCGCGTCCGTTGCATCGTCCGCATCCCCGGCAGCCAGGATGGCGTCGGCTGCTGCGTCGTCTGCCGCGCTGGCCGATTTATAGGCTTTGTCTGCGGCGCTTCGGGCAGCGGCGGCCTGGGCCTCGGCGTTCTCCGTCGCAGTCTTGGCGTCAGCAATCGCCTTTTTCAGCGCTTCAACCTGCGCCAACAGCTCCGCAATGGACGGAATTTTATGCTCGTTGTCTACGATGCTGTCGGATAGCAGCCGCCTAACCGGAAGGATAATGGCCGCCAGCGTGAGCGTCAGGCCATCCGTTTCAATCTGCATCACGGCCCGCATGTCGCCCTCCACGGCGTAGCAGGACGCATTCAGCGTTACGCTGGCGATGTGGCCGTCAAGGCTTCCTTCAACGGGCACCATGTAATCGTCCGACCGGATGAAATAGCCTGTCACCGTTCCTCTGATCGTTGCGGGCTTTCCGCCGATCCGAATGGCAACGCGCCAGGTGTGTGCATTCTCATCGCCCTGTACAAGCAGCGCGTCGGGCCACACCTGCGGGTCCTGTGCACCGCGCGTCAGGTCGACAGATTGTTCAATACTCCAGTTGATCGCCAAAATTTCGCCCCCTTAATAATCGCCGCCGCCAACACTTTGAATGAATGCCTGCACAAACAAGCTGGCCTCGATGCGGGTCAGTCCGTTGGGTACGAGCTCGATTTCATGCCATGTGCCGCGCATGATCTTGCCGTTCTCATCCTTGGCCAAGTAGGCCACGATGTCCATTTCATCGTCAGTGCTGGCGGGCACGGCGCTGCCGTCTACTTTCAGGGTAACGCCAGTTGCCGTAGCGCCTTCATAAATACCATGCAAGATTTCGTGAGTATGATTGCCAAGCGTCAATCCATGTTGATGCGCCGGAATACTTACGGAATGGGTATGGGCTTCCGTTTCAAACACATGGCTGTGCGCTGGAATGTCAATGGAAATGGCCGGTATCGTATACGCTACAACGACATTATGGTAATGCCCATACCTGTGCACATGCGGCATGGTGTGGGTGTGTGCGGAAACGCTGTGCGAATGTGCATAGGTCGTATGGTAATGCCGCCCGCCACTTCCCGTGGTCCCACTGATGCTGATGGTTTTGGCAGAATAATTGTTCACGCCGCCCGTGTTGTCACCGGGTTCAAAACTGGAATAAGTGGAATGACTATGTCCCCACGAGAGGGAATCACTGCCCGAAAAGCTGTGCGTGTGGCTATCTGCATACTCCACCACCACCTGCGTGCTTCCGCTCTGCCCTCCACCGGCGGCGCTTGTTTCAGAGCCGACCGACACGCCGTCCGTCCCCAGCGCGCCGCCCGTGCAGCCGCTCGGATAACCCGCCTCTGAAATGACCCCGCCTGTCGCAGCCGTCGTGCTCATGATCGTCTGTTCCTTGGTCACGGTCTGCGCGCCGCCGGAGTCGCTGGTTCGCTCGCTGGCACCGCCTGCGCTACTGGTCTGTGTGCTCGCGCCGTCGCTCTGCGTCGTGGTCACGGTCGCTCCGCCTGCCTCCGCGCCTGTTTCGTAGGCCCGAAAAGGTTCAAGCGTCCAGCTCAAAAGCATTTGGTTAATACGCACGCAGCTGCTTGGTACGAAAACGCGCATTTTGGCAGGGTGGCTCACGTCTGCATTATCAGCAAATTGTTGACTATACAGGTTGGTAGCTCCTTGACTGTATAGTTCACTGATGCCCATTCGGTCAGCCAGGGTGTTTATGCTCTCTGCCGCATCGCGCGGTGCGTTGGCAATGGTGATTTCGATGTCTCCCGGCCTGCCGCGCGCGTCGCTTTTGGCGATTGACACAATGCGCGCGGAAAAGTCAACGCCGTGCTCCCCGTCCATCACGCGCACCAGCTTGCCGGGCATGAAATTGTCCCATTCCTGCCCGGTTATGCGCGTCAGGTCGATGGCCGAGGCGGTGTAGCTGATGTATGGATTCTTATAGCGGTCCAGCACGGCCTGCCCGCGCGCTTTCAGCGTCGCCGCGTCCTCGATGCGCGTGTCGGCAAAAACGCTGCTTTTTACACCCCATATGGCGATGGTGTCGGCGTCGATGTAGGGGAGGCCGCCATTCACGTCGCGGATCGTCAGCTGGTTCACGCCCTCGCCGTAGCCCAGCAGATACAGGCGCGTCACCAGTGTGGAGGCGTCCATGGTCTTTTCAATTCCAACCATGTTGCGCATGTAGTGGATACCGCATCCGGGGGTCGCATCCGCGTGCCGCAGGTTTACTGTCCACGGAACGGCGCTTGTGTCGAAGTCCCATGTGTAATCTTCTGTCAGCACGTTCCCAAGGGACAGCAGCGCCGACAGCAGCGTTGCATTTTCAAACTTGTAGGCAAACTGGTCGCTAAACTCGCATACCCCAAGCGTCCAGCGCCGCACGGTTTGACGGTCCAGAATATACGCGATGACCTGCGCCGTGGGCACGCCCGTCCCGCCGATCTCATGGTACCCAAAAAGCACGTCATCCAGCAGCGTGGCCATGACGTGCTCCAGACTGTAGGTTTTCCTGCCGCCCTCTGCGGTTTCCTCGCTGCTGGGCATGCCTACAATGCGGTAGAGGCCCGTTTTCCGTGTCTCATCCGGCAGCCGCACCATATTGTGCGCCTGGCATAGCGCATTTTTCGCCTCGCCCGACGGCAGGGAAAAAGAAGCGGTCCACAGGTCGTTGTGCGTGAGCGTGTAGGCGATTTCGTCGGCATTTTCCAATACGCCCAGCAGCTTGCCGCTTTGGTCATAAACCGTCACGTACTCCATCGGCGTCAGCCTCCCCTGCGGGCACATCCGGCGCAATCGCTTCCGGTCCCTCGCGCATGATCTCTACCATGGCGTACAGCTCGTCGCCCTGCCTGCGCGCCTGTCCTGCGAGCTGGACCACGGCGCACATGTCATACATGCGCCAGGCGCATGTCTCGATGCACTTTCCGCGGCGCATGGGGCAGTATCGTCCCGTTTTCATCATATCCACCTCCCTCTGGCTCTGGCCGTGACCGTCGCGCCCTTTGTCCCGCTGCCGTAGGCCAAGGCCACGCTGATCGTCTGCACACCCCTCGCGGCTGCAAGAAGATCGAAGCGCGAGGCGAAGGGCAGCGCGCTTTCGCCCGATGAAAAGACCGCCCCGATGGGCGGCTCCATGTTGATTTGCAGGGCCTTGCCCTGGCCCATGCTCATACCGGAAAATACGGCTTGCTTGCCGCTGGCCGTCACCGCCACGCCGGTGATAGGCGCGGTGCCCGTATTTTCAACGGTTACAGCCAGCGGCGCGTCCAGCCCCGTATCCAGCGTCAGCGCCAGCTCTGCGCTTTCGTCCGTCACGTTCGCAGATACCTTGCTCTCGCGCACGGCGTAGGCATAGGGCTGCGCCTCAAACGCCAGGTCAATGCCGCCGCCGATCCAGCCGGAGAAACCCCATTTCATGGCCTGATCCACGCTGGCCACATAAAATCGGTCTGGTTCGTAGTCAAAAATCAGCCGCTTGCGTCCATTGGTCAGCCATGCCGCCATGCGCCGCAGCCGTTCCTGCGCCGCCGCCTGGGTGGGCGGTTCGGACAGAAAGTACAGGCTGCCGCTGAAAGATAGCGTTTCCGGCAGGTCGCCGGGCATAGCGACGCTGCCGGGCATTCCGCTGATCTCGTACTCGTTGCGGCGGATGGCAGGCGTTACAGGATGACCGCTCTTTTCCACGTAGATCGCCCCAAAGTCCCGCAGACAGTGCAGCCCGCCAAAGGAAAAGTTGATCTCGTTCAGTCTCATGTGTTCACCTCATCACGCCAGCACCATGCGCGCGGCCCGTCCGGTCACGGTTCGGCCTGCCCGTTGATAGGTGGCACGGCTCACAGACGGCTCCAACGTTTCAGCCATCCGCTTGCCGTTAACGTCAAGCACCGCCTTGCCCAGTCCGGCGCGGCGGTTTGCCTCGGCAACAGCCTCGCCCAGCCGCTCATAATCAATCTGCGGTTGCGACAGGGCAGGGAAGGAAGCGGCCCCCGCAGCGGTTTCACTCGCCGCTATTTCGCTTAGCATTCGGGCACTGCGGCTCACATCCTGAATGCTTTGTTCGATACCACCCGCGAAGCCTGCACCATACTGCATGCCGATGGCCTCCATCTTGTGACTGGGGCTTCGGATGTCCAGCTCTTGCTTGGCGGCATTATAGGCCGCCTGGGCGGCAGCCCGTGCGGCGCTCTGGATGCTCCCTGAACCGTTTCGGATGCCGCGTGCCATGCCTTGGGCGATTGCATTGCCAATGGCTTCAAACCTGCTGCCGCCGCTGCCCACGGCGCTCCACAGCGCGGAAAGCGCGCCGCTTCCAATACTTTGGGCCGCGCTGGATACCTGGCTTTGCTGCCCGCTGATTCCTGCGCGGATACTCTGCACAAATGCGCTGCCAATGGACTGCCCCTTGCTCTGGGATAGCTCGGCCTTTACCGCATCATGCGCCGCTTTGGCTGCCTGCGTGGTGGTGGTCATAAGGCCCGGCCTTGCGATCTGCACGGCCTGCTTGATGCCGCCCATGAAGTCTTTGCCGATCTTGCCGCCCGCCTCGTCGGTAAGGATCGCCGCTGCGGCCTCGTCCGCTGCGCTGGCCACGGCTTCCACGGCGGCGTTCACGGTTTCGCTGCTGCCCGTGATACCGGTGGCCATTTCGGTCACGGCGGCCTCATAGGCTGCATTGGCCACCCCGGTGATAGCCGTTTTTACAGCTTCGGTGTTTTGCGTGTTATTGGTTATGCCGTCCGCGATGGCCCTGCACACCGCCGCACCGATGGCCTCAAACTTCTTCGCGCTGTCCCCGCCCGATCCCAGGAACCCGGTAGCCTCTACGCCAAAGGCAGCGTTCAGCGCGCCAGTCACCGCGTTCGCTACAACGGCTGCGCCGCCCGCGAAGGTTTCGGCAGTAGCTTCCGAAAGCCCATCCGATATGCCTTTGGCAATGCCTTCGCCCATGGGCTTAGTCTTGGTACTGCTGCCTTCGGCAACACCAAGCTCGGTTTTGAAGGTATCCAGCACAGCTTGCGAAGCGTTTTTAACGGCGGTTTTTACGTCTTCTTCGCTGCCGGTGATGCCATCTTTCATCCCGGTCATGATGTCCTGCCCGGCGGTTTTGGCTTCTTTGCTTTCCTCGCTCTCGCTGCCAAAACCAAAAATGGACTTGATGGCGTCCCATATCTTCCCGAAGATCTTCTTTACGGTTTCACATACCGCGTCTACGGCCTCGCTAAAACCCAGCAGCAGACCGTCGAGAATCAGGCCGCCCGCTTCCTTGGCCACTGTCGATGGGCTATTGATGCCGAAGACTTCTTTCACAGCGTCCCAGATACTGGAGAATACGCCCTTGATACTCTCCAGCAGCGCCGTAACCGCGGCACTCAACCCGTCCACAAGCCCTTGAATCAGATTGGTGCCAAGCGTAAGCCAGTCGATTTCGCCCAGCGCGCCGGTGATGGCAGCAATAACCTCCGGCATCTTTTCCACCAGCGTGGGAATGGCCTCACCAATGCCGGTGATGATAGTGGTCAAAATGCTGGTTCCCGCGGCCAGAATATCCGGCAACGCTTCGGTGATGGCCGTGATGATCGTGGTGATGATTTCCGGCAACTTTTCGGCCAGCGTAGGAATGGCGTCCATGATACCGGAGATAATGCTGGTGAGTATGGAGGTACCCTGCGCCAGCAGATCGGGCAGGGCATCGGTAATGGCCGTGGTAATCGTGGTGATGATTTGCGGCAGCATATCGACCAGCGTGGGGATTGTGTCCGTGATGCCGGTGATGATACTGTTTAGAATACTTGCACCCTGTTCCAGCAGGATGGGCAATGCCGTGGTAATCGCATCGGTGATGGTTGTGATGATCTGCGGCAGTGCTTCCACCAGCACCGGCAGCGTGCCGGTTATGCCATCCACGATGCCTTGCAGCAGCCCGCCAGCAGATTCCAGCAACGTTGGCAGGTTCTCGGCCAGGCCGGTCACGATTTCCGCCACCATGCTGGCCGCAGCGGGCAGCAGCGTCGGCAATGCTTCCGCGATTCCATCTGCCAACCCCGTGACAAGCGATGTGGCGGCTGTAAACAGGCCGCTGGCGTTCCCCACCAGGAAGGACGCCACGTTGGTCACGATGCTGGATGCAAGAGCCGCCAGCGGATCAATGTTTCCGGTGATCGCATCCACAATGCTTTGCAAAAGTCCCATGGCGGCAGGGAGAATTGCATCCACGAACGCGGGCAGCGCTTCCGTGATAACTCGCACGGCGGAATCGAGCATGTCGGTGATGATGTCCGTGTTCTCGGTGAAAAGCGTGTCGATGGTCGCCACACCTTCCATCATGGCGCTGGCTATCGCTTCACCAATGACGCGCACGTCCTCCGGCTGAAAGCCATCGGCAAGCGCTGTGTCGATGGTGGACAGCGTGCCGACGATCAGACTTTGCATATTGTTCGCCAGTGGCAGAAATTCGCTTTGAATCTTGCGCTTTACGCCTTCCAAAGCGCTGGCGGCATCGTTGTACTTGACCTCGTTGATCTGGCCCAGCGCGTCGGCGGACAGGTCGCCGCCTTCCGCAATGCTGGCAAGGATAGGCAGCGCACCCTCGCCCAGGTCTTCAAACTGTGTGCCGAACAGTGAAACGGCCAGCTGATTGCGTTTGAGCGGGTCTTCCACCTTTTGCAGCGCCTGCACCACCTGCAAAAACGCTGCGCGCGCCTGCGGCCCGCCTTCGCTGATTTCTGCGCTGACGTAGGACGCCCTTAGACCAAGTTCCTCAAAGGCTTCTTTCGTGGTGTCGCTGCCGTCAATGGCCCGGATGGAAAACTCTTTAACCGCGTCGCCTACTTTGTCGATCTGGAAAACGCCGTTTTCCGCGCCACTGATGAGCGTGGTCATCATGTCCTCGGCGCTAAGGCCCATTTCCGCGTATTTCGGCGCGTACTCGCTAAGCACGTCCAGCAGGTCGCCGTTCTGGTTTGCGCCCCGCTGCGCGCCCTGTGCGATGAGGTTATAGGCGGTTTCGGCGTCGATCCCGAATTTCTGCATCAGGGCCGATGCGGTCCGGCTGCTTTCGGCAATGTCCATGCCAAAGGTATCCCGCAGCAAATAGCCGTTTTCCGTCGCCTTTTTCAACTCGTCGCCCATCAAGCCGGTGTTGACTTTGGTGGTGGCAAGGGCGTCGTTTACATCAGCAATATTGTCGCCGAAGTTGTTTTTATACACTTCCTGCGCGATGTCGCCCAGCTCGGTCAGCTCGTCGCCGGTCGCGCCGGTCTGCGCGGAAAGCTGGTTGGCAGCCTGCCGGTAATCCGTGCCAAGCTGCACGATTTGCTTGGCCCCTTCCAGCGCGGCAGCAGATAGGGCGGCAACGGCTGCCGCCGCTGCGGTCAGGCCCGCCACCATGGCCCCCTTGGCGATTTCGCCAGCGCTTTCCATGGCATTACCCAATGTGTCAGTGCTGTCGGCCAGCGCGCTCATCTGTCGGTCATTTTCGGCGATTTCATTTCCCACCTGATTCATCGCGTTGACCGCGCGATTTAGCGCTATTTGCAGATTCTCCGCTTGCTTGCTGTTTTCGCCATACTCGGCTTTGGCCTTGTTGAGCTGTTCGGCAATCAGCTTGACCTTTTGGGAGTGGGCTTCATAGATGCTGTTCAGGCTACCCGCCTTGGACTTCATCGCATCCATGCTGTCGGCCTGATCGCCGAAGGCGCTGGATGTCGCCGCCATATCGGTGTTCAGCACGGTCAGCTGCCGCCCGATGTCCTGCAACGCTTTCTTATACTCTTTGTCGCCCAGGACGCTTACTTTTGTGCTGATGCCTTCGCTGTCCATGATCTCACCTCCCGGAAAAAAGAAAAGCGCCCGCGCAGACGCTTTTACCGAGGAAGGCGCGCCAGGCGCTGTCCGTTCGGTGCTGCGGTGGGTGCTTGTTGTGATGTGCTTTGCTGCCTTCCGCCATCAGTGGCAGGGGCACGGCGCGATGCCTTCGCGCAGGCGTACAGCGCCATGACGGCACGGGGGCTGCTGTCCCAGAAGTCCGCTGCACTCATGCCGCAATCAAGGGCACGAAAATACAGCCACGCCCATGGAAAGCCGTCCCCGTTGGCGCTCGTTAAGGGTTTTCGGCTTCGTCTTTCGCCTCATCCGCCTTGGGCAGGGAGTCCACAACCCCTTTGAGGATGATGTCGCGGATGCCGTCAATGCTGTCCAGTTTGAACGCGGCGTCAAATTCATCCCAGCTCATGGACGTGCCGCCCGCGATCAGCGCGCCGTAAAGCATCGCCATGACGGCTTTATACTTGAATTTGGTCAACGCGGCCAGAATGTCCGCATAGCCCACGTCCTGGCCATACTGCTGCTCATAGACGTCTTCGGCGACACGGGCTGCCATGTTGGTAAACGCCAGCTTGTACCGCGTTCCATTCAGGGTGATGTGGGTGATGGGCGCGCTCACGTCCCGCCCCCGCTGGTTGTTCATCGTCTCCATGCCTGTCCTCCGTTTTTATGGCCGTTTTCGTTTTGGAATCAGTTGGGTTCAGGGGAATGGCGCGAGCCATTCCCCTGAACCGATTTACGGTCCACCAACCGCAGGGGTTTCCTCATAAACGGTTGTGAACCAGCCAGTTTCGACGCCCTCGCCGATGTCTTCGGATGCGGTTTCTACCGTGGCAGCCAGTGCGTCGTCGTTCATTCTCCGAACGAATACGCCTTCAATCGTCGGGGTCTGGTATTCGATGGCGTTGGACTCGGTCTTGGCGCTCTTGGTGATCTCGCTGAAAGTGCCCTTGTACAGCCACCACAGCTCTTTGCTACCGTCGTCCAGCGTACAGGCAAAGCCCAGAGCCACGTTGGGCGGAATGTTTCCGCCCTTGATGATCTGCACACCGTTGCCGTCCACCTTGCGCCCAAGCAGTTCGCTTTTTACCGCATAGGGAACCTTGTCCACGTGCAGGCTTACGGTATAGGTGTCAATGCGCTTCTGGTTGCGCACGGTGGCGTTGCTGGCTTGCAGTTTTCCCTCGCGGTAGGTCGGGGTGATCGTCACTTCAATGGACTTGGCCAGCACCTTGGGATCGTCGTAAACCGGGGCGGCGCTGCTGGTATCCTCGGTGGTCATCGGGGCATAGTACAGGTCGAGAATACCGGTAAAATAACCTTCCATGTTGATTCCTCCTATTCTGTGAATGGCTGCGCCCATTCGCAGGTTGCTGTGATATGGTGATAGCGGGTTTCATCTTCGTACAGGTCAGGGCCGCAGTTGTACACCCGCACGCCAGCGGCACGCAGCAGCTGAATGGCCTGCCGGATGATGGCTTTGCATGTGCCGTCTTCGCACCTGGAAAACACATGTACCTGCACTGTGTGCAGTATGCGCCGTGGGGTATTGCTGGCATGCTGGGTATAGCTCTCCAGCACCTCGTTGAATGTTACGTAGGTTTCGTTACTGCCGCCAGCGGGTGACTTGCTTACCGGGCAGGGCAGGGCGGATAGCGCGCCTTGAAAAACCTCGTCGTATTCCATGCGGCTAATCTCCTATCCGTTTGTCGATTTCACGCTGCATGGCTTCCAGCGCCTTGCCTTCGTTGGCCCGCACCGTTGGGTGGAACCATCCAAGGCCGGGCTTTTGCTTGTCGCCATAGCTGCGACCGTATTCCAGCACGTTGCCGATCTTCGCCAGCGGCTCCCCCGTATCCGGGTGGTTTCCCACAGGCTTGACCTCGCAAGAATAGCCGTCAGCCGCGCTGTACTTGACTGTGCCCGGCTTGATGCTGTCCCGCAGCGCGCCGGTGTTTACCGGGGCTTTTTCTTTCAGCGCCTCCGCTATTACCTTACCGCCCGCTTTCACGGCACTTTTAACTGCGGCTTCGCTGGCTGCGGCGGCTCGTTGGAATTTGGCTATGGTAGCCTCCACGCCTTTCACTTCAAAGGGCATGCATCATACCCCCTCGCCGCGTATTTCGCGGGCCTTGACGTGCAAAAAATCCCGCTTGTAGCCAAGATGGTTGATTTGCTCGATGTGATAGACCCGGCCATCGTGTATGATTCGGCATTCTTTGTCGATGCTGTCAAGCCATCGGACGCCGAAGGTCACAACATCCTGCGCCTGGTAAGCCTGTGCGGCGAAGAAGTCGCGTCCGCTCACATCGGTAATCTTGGCCATGCAGGTTATAACGGGCAGCCATTTGGTGCGCCGGTTGCCGCTTTTATCCGTGCTGTACTTCGGGCGTTCAATGGTGATTTGATGTTTCAGGTCGCCAGCTTTCATGTGCCGCCCGTCGCCTCCGATCTCTTGGGCCGCAGCTGATGCACGCTGTGGACGATGTACGGCGGCACATTTGCTTCGGCACCGCCTGCCCCGCGGTTGTCGTACATCCATGCGGCCAGGTTGCACACCCAAAAATCATACAGGTCGTCATTCTCGCGCGGGGGGACCTTTGCACGCTCATACCATTGCACGGCAGCATTCAGGCACAGACTTAACACCTGTTCATCGGTTTCCGGCGGAACGCCAGCAAAGCGCCGCACCATGTCCATGCTTGGCATGTTGCGTGCCTCCTTACTTGCTCGCCATCAACGCCACCGGAACGCCCTGCTCGGCAGCTCTCGACAGCTGTTCGATGATGAACTGTACCACGGCTTCGCCTACTTCGGACCGGTTGGCGTCGGTGATTGCCGTGGCATCCAGCGTGTCCACGTTGATGCTCAACCCTTTTTCGGGACGGATATGGCAGGATGCGCTCACGACCTGCACGCGCTGGCCATCCTCACGGGTCACGCTGATGTTGGCCATGGTTTGCTGGCTGTCGTTTCTGATGATTGCCATGGGTTTCACCTCTTTCTACGGGTAGCGGGGGCAGCCGGTGGACCGCCCCCGCATGTCATCAGGTTGTGGCGGTGAAGATTTCACGGAACACAGCAGCGGCGGTATCAAACACGCTCACGCACATTCTGCTGATACCGCGCACTTCAATGCTGTTAGTGCGGAACGCTTCGCCGCCCACGTCGGTAGACGTGACCTCCAGATACTGCCGCTGGAACAGCGTCGCATACTGTGTGAAATCACCCACATAGATGGGGAAATAATCGCCCTTGGTCGCTCCGCTGGTAGAGTCGGTACGGCTGGGCAGCAAGCTGTTGGCTACCATCTTCACGCGGCGGCCTTTGAACAGCATCGCGGTGGCGCTGGTGGGATCGGGCTGGAGCATGGGCCTGCCGTGCTCATCCTTCTGCTGATCGAGGAAGTCAAAGCCGTCCTGATTGGTCAAAATAACCGCGTTCAGGCTGATGTCGGGGTCGAGTCCCTTATTCAGCACAGCTTTGATGGCTGCGATGGGATCAGCGGTAGATGCGATGTTCACGGGGGTCAAGGCATCCATCTTGGCCTTCAAGAGCTTGTTTTCCGTGAGCACCTGCTTTTTGGCGAACCAACGCCCCAGATAGCTGAACAGGTTAGCTACTTCGTCGTTGGCCAATTCGTTGGAGACGGGTACGATCAGGCCATAGGTGGTCATGGAAAAGGTTACTTTGGTAAATGCCGGCTTGTCATTCATCGCAATGCCGCCCGCGGGGACCTCGCTGGTCAATGCCGTCATACCCTCCGTCGGGGCGTTATCCATTACGCGCCAACCACTGTTGGCGCTGGTAGTCTCCACATTGAACAAGTCGGCCAGGGGGGACATGGCGCGCCGACGTTCGAGGATGGTATTATCGATGTCCTCCGGTACCAGGAAGCCGCCGTCTTCACCTGCGGGATCGCCGCCCGCAATGGTCATGGCGTCATAAAGCACCTTGTGCTTTTCACTTTGCATGGGACGGCCCGGACGCGCGCCGCTGCGGACTGCGTCTGCAAAGGCGCGGGCGTATTCGTTGCTTTTCAGCATCGGGCGTAGGCTGCTGTCCTGGTCATGTGTACCGCTCTGGCCGTTCATGGACAGGCCGCTTGCCTCGCCGTCATGCTGCGCGTTGTAGGCGCTCTGCAAGGCGGCCATGCGCGCGTTCATGTCGTTAAGCGCGTCGCGCTGCTGGGTCAGGGTGGCGGTGGGCGTTTTGGGGTCGGCGGCAGCGGCAGCAAGGGTCGCTGCCGCTGCGCGAATCTGGCCGCCCAGCTCGCGGATGTTGTTCTGCATCTCGGTCAAGGTCATGGTGTTGTGCCTCCTTTTTTATTAGGTTTCAGGGTAGAGTGTCATAAAAAAAGCAGCTCGCTGCGCTATTTCGCCGCGCAGGGCTGCATCGGTATCCGGGGGCTTCCCAGCGGGCGGGATGGCATGGGCGCGTATCTGGTTAAGCACGGCGCGCGGGCCGTAGCTCTTGCCCTGCATCATGTGGCTTTCCAGCGCCTTGGCCGCGTCAGGCGGCGCGGCTTGCTCGTATAGGATGCCGTCCGCAAACCCTTCATCAACGCAGCGTTGTGCGTTCATGTAGGTTTCCGCTTCCAGCATGGCGGCAATCTCGTCCCGGCCTTTGCCGGTCTTTGCTGTATAGGCCGCGATGAGGCCCTCGCCGATCTCGCGCAGCACGTCGGCCTGGTGCTCAAATTCACGGGCGTTTCCCGCGGCGTAGGTCCACGGGTCGTGAATCATCATGTAGGCCACGGGCGACATGAGCACCTCGTCGCCCGCCATGGCAACCACGCTCGCCGCACTGGCAGCAATGCCCGTAACCTTCACGGTGATTTTGCCCTTATGTTCGCGCAGTGCGGTGTACATTTCCGCACCTGCGAACACATCGCCGCCCGGCGAGTTGATGTAGACCGTTACGTCCCCGCATTGTGCAAGACGCTGACGGAATCGCCTGGCTACGACCTGCCCGCTCGGCCCAAACCAGTCTACGTCGGACACAATCTCGCCGTCGATATGCAGTTCGTCCGCTCCGCTCTGTTCATTTCTGATGAAATTATAAAAGCTCATTCGCTGTCCGTTCCTTTCTCTGCTGTCTTGCCGGACAGCAGCAATTCAGGGGTTTTGATGGCGATGCGCAGCGGCAGCAGATCGCGGCTGGCCATCAGCTCTCCGCCGTTGTCATCGGGCGGCAGGCCCTCGCGCTCGCGTACTTCGTTGGGCTGCATCCAGCCACCGCGGATAGCCTTTTGGTATTTATCGGCCATAGTGGCAGTATCTGCGCGGGCCAGTGCATCCACATCAAAGCGAAAACGATAGCCAGCAGCGTAGTCGGCGAGCGTTAGCAGCTTGCGGTTTAATTCCTGTTCCCACTGCGCCACTATCGGCATGATGGTCAGCTGCAAAAATTCCTGCATCTGCTGCTCTGCCGTTGAAAAGCTGGTATCGGAGTAGTCGCCCAGCAGATGGGGAGGAATGTTGTACACCGTTGCCACACGGTTGCGCATGATGCGTTCCACGTCAAGCACCTGCGCGCTGATGGGGCTTTGACTGAATGGCGTGGCCGTCAGCCCGCCTTCGAGAATGACTATGCGCTGGCCGCTGCGCTCGTAGGCGTCCAGAAAGTCGTCAATGACTTCAGCCTTGGCGGCGTCGTCAAGGCCGGTATTGGGCACCGTAAGAAAAACGCCCTGATTCACGCCTTCCAGCTGCGTTAGACTAAACTCTTTCACCTGCTTGTCATAGTCCAGCGTGCCCGCCAGCACGTCAATGGGGCGGATGCCAAGCTCTCCGTTGGCGCTCATGTGCCGCACATTGATGATCTGGCAGCCGGGTACGGGATATGGCTTGCCATCATCCAGCTGCACCACATACCAGACTTCGCGGGTTTCCGGATGCCGCTGTGGCCTAACGCGCGACGGGTCGAGGATGTCCAGTCGCTTAACCGCACCCAGCCGGTCCGGCACGATCAGGGCGTAGGCATTACCCTCGGTATTGCGGAAAGCCTCCATCGTCTGCAAAAATCCGAACGGCGTAAAGTTATCATTGGGAGCGAAAGCTACCAGCCGTTCAAGCGGGTGGCCGATCTGCCGTTCATAGCCTTTATACAGGTGCAGCGGCATGCTGGCTACCGTGTTGGCAATGCGGCTGACAGCAGCATAGATGGCTTCATTTCCGCGCATCGTGTTGTCGGCCCGCACACGGTGGACAGAAAGCCAGCGTCCGCTTGCCCTCGGTTTATCGGGCTTGTCTCGCGCCCTCACCTGATTCCTGGGTTTCTTTTTGAATGGCCACATAGGACGAATCCTCCTTCCAGTATCAACGCCTTCGGCTGCTAAGGCTGACAACCCGCACCGCGGGCGCGCGGCGAATCTCGCCAGCCGGGTTTTTCTCCATGTTGATGGCGTGGGCGTCCAGCCATGCCATGAAGCCATCAATCTTGCGGAATTTGTTGCGCTTGCTGGGCATCCAGTTCTGCTTATCGGCGTGTCTGCGTTCGCCGCTGATACGCACGTTGTCTGTGTACCATCTTAGCATCGGGTCGCTGTTGCTCACCACGCGCCCGCCTAGCAGCAGCTCTTTGATGTCCTTCATTGGGTCATTGAGCGTCAAAGGGCCTTGCCTTACGATCTGGCAGGCAAAGCCCTTGTTTTCAAGCATCTGGCGCAGGCGGGTCGCGTTGGCCGGGTCGTAGCCGATGGTCACAATCTCATATTTTTTGTCCTGTTCGCAGAACCAGCTGTAGACGTCCTCCTGCTGGATATATTCACCGTCCACTATGGTCAAATAGCCTTTCATAGCCAGGCCATAGTAGTCAATCTTCTCTTGGTCAAGCTCCACCTTCCGGCGCGGCACCCAGCTGTGCAGAAGGACGAACACACGCCCGTCGTCAAGCGGAAATTCCAGCGCCGCCGCAGTGAAATCCTCGCGGCTGGACAGGTCAAAGCCGCCGTAGCAGCGGCGACCCAGCAGGGCTTCTTCTTCCATGGTATCATCATTGCGGCCCAGCACCTCCGGCTGCACAAAGGCCATATCGTCGGCGTTCACCGTAACATTTAGCTGCTTGCAAATGAAGTCGGCACGCTGCGCAGGTATGTGCTTGTCTCTCTCCCATGTTTCGCGCAGGTCTTCAATTTTCAGCAGAACACCCAGCGACGGATTGGCCTTAATCCATGTGCTATCGTCTTCGGGGTCATCATGTTCATCTAGCTCTGCAATAAACGCAAACATGCGGTCGGCTACTTCCTCGGCTAGCTTGCCGCTCATGGCGTCGGTGAAAAGGTCGTAGAAATAGGCCAGCGGGCCGTCAATGACGTTGCCCATGGTCGTGATATAGATCACGAGGGGCTGCGTGCGCTTGACGATTTTGCGCTTGATGATGTTGATGAGCTTAAAATCCCGGTATTCGTGGATTTCGTCAAAAATCGCCATGTGTGGGTTCAGACCGTCCAGTCTGTGGCTATCACTCGACCTGTGCTTGATGCTCGCGCTCATGGCGTCATAATAAACGCCATCGCGCAGCGTGCGAAAACGCGGTGCAAGGAATCGGCTGGCTTTGATCTGGCTGTAGCACTCATTGAATACGATGCCCGCCTGTTCTTTGCTGTTTGCCAGCAGGTAGATGTCCGCACCGCGTTCGCCGTCTTTGCAGGCACCGTAGGTGGCATTGCCTGCCAGCATGGTACTCTTTCCGTTGCCGGTGCCCACTACAATCAGCCCCTCACGAAAGCGGCGCAGGCCGGTTTCTTTGCTCACCCATCCGTACAAGTTGCACTCGACAAAGCATTGCCACGGCATGAGCGTCATTTTATCATAATCGCCCTTGGTGGGCGTCAGAAAACGCTCGATGAAGTCCACGGGCCGGGCGGCCTTTTGTTCATCGAAGCGCCAAGGATATGCGGGGTCTTTTGCTCTCTCTAAATCGCGCAGGAAGCGGCGGCAGGCCAGCTTCACCTTTTTACACGCTACTGTGCGCCCGGCGTCAACGTCGTGGGCGTATTCGTAGCATCTGGATACGGGGGAAGGGGTGGGAGATTTAGAAGGTGGCAAACTCATCGTCAACCATGACGGGTGCGGCCTTTCTGCTGTTCGGCGTCAAACGCAATTCGGAGAGGTGCTTTCGCTGCTGCTCGGCGTAGGCCCGCACCTGCGCCACGCTCTTGTTCTCCTGCCAGTATTTCTGGCGGCCATTGCTGCGCTCGCTGCCGATGCCGCGTTCGTTGACGTCGGCAATAAGGGCTTGCTTGATCTGTTCGGCGCGGGCGATATCAGCCACCAACATCTGATCGGGGTCGGTCATGCCGCCCTCGCGCATTTCGCAGGCTTCACAAAGGGCGTCGTAAATCTTCACGGCGTTTTCTTCCGTGATGGTCTGCATGTGCATCGCTTTCAAGGCTTCATTCATGTATTTCCATCCTTTCAGACTTTAATGATGCGCATTTTTGTATGCCTTGGTTTAGCCTGCCGCCTGCCCTTTTCCGGGTGCCTTTTATTATGGCAGTCTTCACATAGGCTGCGAAGATTTTCCAAAGAAAGTGCAAGGTCTGGCCGTTCCTCAATGGACTGTAAATGGTGCACGATTGTGGCCCGGTTAGGCTTATTCCCATATCCAGCGCGGAATCTATCCATACAGTCGCAACACATGCCCGCGTCGCGCTCTAAGGCGGCAGCGCGCACCCTTTTCCATTCGCTACTATGGTAAAAGGGCTTGCTTTCCTTGAAACGGACCACGGCTGTGCCTCCATTCAAAAGCGCCTGCGCGGGCGCTTTTCGGGGTATAACAAAGGGACGGCCCGCTTTTGCGTCCGTCCCTTATTTGACAGCATGAATGATATCATACTTTTTGCGCTTCTGATACTATCCTCTGCGATCCTACCCCTATCATTTGCGCTCCTACCCCTATCATATCCCTATCCTACCCCTATCATTGCCGCTCCTTGTACCATGCGGGCAGGGCGGCAGCAACACTACTTTCCGGCAGGTTGCACAGCGTTCGTTCACCCTCTGCTTTGATCTTTCGGGTATAGCTTTCGGAGTACCCCAGGCGCTTGGCGATGGCTGGTACTTTGCCACCTTTCACATAGTATTGATGCAGCACTGCGCTTTCGTTTTCCGGCAGTACATCCAGCAGGACACAAGCCGCCGCTATCTCCACGCTTTGGGCCTGCTCGCGCAGCTTTAGGCGCTGTTCCAGTTCGGTCACAGCGGCCACGAAAGCGCCGATCTTGTCCTGCTCTGCGGTACTTCGACCGCCGCCGTTAGCATCCATGCGGGGCGAGATGCAGGTTATAGCCTCGCGCCTCCGCTCGATCTGCTGCCGGATGCGCCTTTTGTCTGTTTCGGCGCTGCGGCACCTGGCTAAGATGGTCAATGCGTTCATCCTGTGTCCTCCCTGCAAAAGCGCCTGCGCTGACGCTTTTACCTAAATTCTTCCGGCAGGTCATCGCCCGCCGGAGAGGTGCCACCAGTGTCCTGTCCGGTGCGCGCGCTTAAAAACTCCACTTCGTCGGCGGTCAGCTCCAATGTGGCCCGCACGATGCCGTCGCTGCCCGTGTAGGCACGCGCAGCCACGGGGCCGGTTACGCATACCTTGCGCCCCTTTGCCAAATACTTGGCACAGTTTTCACCCAGCGTGCGCCACGCTGTCACGCGGAAATAGTCGGCCTCCGGCTGTCCGCTTGCACGGGTGCGCCGGTTTACAGCTACGGTGAAGTTGCACACGCGGGTACCGTCCTGCGTCGTGCGCAGGTCCGGATCGCGGGTCAGATTGCCGATAATGATGTTTTTGTTCATACGGTGTCAGCCCTCCCTAAATGTTTTCGTTGGTTCCATTTACCGTAGCCCCTTAGCTTTGATAGCACGCATAGTCTTGTAGTCATCCCACATTTGCACCTGCTCCATAGCCACGCTGTACTCACAGCGGGGGAGTTCGCGCACACTATTGGTCCCAGTGGTTAGGCGCACCGCGCGCCGGATCGCGTTGGCCGCTGCTTTTTCGCATCCCTGTGCCCTGTAGGTTTCGCACAGCTCGGCGGCGCGTTGCCGGATGGCGTTGTTGATGGCGTTGGCCTGCGCAGGTGTCACCTTGGTCAGCAGCTTCACTTCGCGTTCCAGAGAGGCCATGCGCTCATTGGTGGCGCGTAGCATGTTGGCCATGCTGCGCATGATGTCGCCCATCTGCGCGAGGGTCGCCTGCACCTCTGCGGGCAGGGTCGAGGGGGTGCCGGGGTCAATCTGCATCAGCTCTCTGTTTTCCATGGTCATGCCTCCCCGCTGATGATGACCGTGGCCAGCGTGCGGCGCGCGCCTGCCACCCAAGCATCCACCATATCGACGTACTGGCACATTTGGGCGCGCTCGCTCTCACTGATCTGCGCAATACCTGGCCCAAGATGCGGCAGCACACCGGCGGCGCACACAAAAGACTGTACGGCTGCCGCTAGCTCCGCGGGGCCAAAGTTGGCAGCCTGCGTGCTCTCGCCGCGCGCGGCCTGTGCCCGCTGGTTGAGCAGTTCCTGCTGGGCTTGCTGCCGCAGCTCGGCTTGATGCTCTGCATAGTCCTCGGCCTCGGCCAGTTCATTGGTCAATCGGTCAATTTCGGCCTGCGCCTCCTGGCTGATTCCGGTGGCCGGGGTAGCCTGGGCGCGGGCTTGTTCCAGCTGTTCGCGTAAGGCGTCTATTTCCTCGGCAGCCTTTTCGACGTATTCTTCTGCAAGATTTTCCGCCAGCTTGGGAATATCTGCTTTCAGATTGCCCAATTCGCGCTCGGCTGCTGTTGCACGAGCGATGCTCTTGGCCTTTTCGGCGGCCAGTTGATCGGCGCGCTGCTTTTCTCGCTTCACGGCCTCTTGCAGTTCGCGCAGGCTCATGTCCTCGGTAACGGCTCTTTCGGCCATGGGTTCGCGTTCGGGTTCCGGCAGACTCAAGATGGTGGTGATCTTGCTGATGGGCAGGCGGGCAAGGCTGCTTCCGCTGCTCACGTTTCTGGCTGTCTGCATCAGCTTTTGCGCGGACCGCTCACTCATGCCGGTATTTTTCCTGACCCATGCCTCCCATTGGCCATGGGGCACCAGCCCGGCGTCTTTCGCTTCACACAGACAGCGGCCCACCTCGATAATGTTTTCATAAGCTCCCTGCATATGGGAGGCGATTCGGTACTCAATGACGGCCAGCGTGGCCAGCCCTTGCTGGCCGTGTTCGATGCAGGTTACTTTCATTTCTTCGTTTTGCATGTTCTAGGCTCTCCCTTCATCGTAGTGTAATGTTTGCACAGCTTAAACAGGCCGCAGCAGTAGCGCCTGTAATGCTCATTCCGGGGATCGCTGCCTGGGTATTCGTGTTTCGCACCGCTACACACGATATAGCTGCGGCCTCGGTAGCTGCTGCGATGCATGAAGTGCGGGCAGACGGCTCGCAGGCCATCCCGTGTACCGCTACGCACTAGCTGACGGCAGTTGCATGTTTCTCCGATTTCCAGCGGTCTGCCACAATAGTTACAGCACCTCATTTCGTTAGCAAATCGCTTCATGGTCTGACCTCCCTTCAAAAGCGCCCGGCGCAGGCGCTTTATATAAACTCGTCTGGTAAATCTGCATCGTCAACGGGCATACAGTCGTCCACTGGCGAGTAGTCCATGCGCAGCTGTTCCTGTGCTACTTTTGGGCCATCAATCAGGCGGCGCGGAATCCATAGCAGCCGTTGACTTTTCCCGTCTATGCATTTTGGTCGGGTGGCGCTGGTGGCTGTCATGGTTTCCGGCGTCAGCACGCCATCCTCCCTCATTTGCTTATAAAGCATTTTCAACGTCAGCGGAAAAGCCTGCCCCTGATCGTTGCACAGTTTGGCCACCGCTCTGTAGGCTACCTGCGGCATTAAATAGTAAAAATCAGCGTCCATATATCCAATCATGTCTTTGGGTGTGGCGCTGCCGCCCTCTCCCGGCGCTAACGTCAGATCGCGCACCGCTGCGCCCTTGCTTACCAGCAGCTCTCCGATATTGGCAAGAAAGATTTTGCTGGGCCGATCTTCTTTCATATCCTCCGACTGCCTGCGGCTATTGTCGGTAACGACCTGCCAGGCGTGGGCGCTCATTCTGATGCAATCGTCGGTCGTGATCGCCCCTACATCCCGAAGATAGCGAAGCATGCTGTCATATCCCAGCATCATGTGGGCGATAGCTTCCGCTGTGCGTCCGTGTTGGCCCTTTGTTTTCTCAATGGCGATAGCGCGGTTTCTTAAAAAATCTTCGTGTAGCAGGCTGGGCATTTCATCTATCTGTTTCAGCAGCCACATGATATAGCCCCTCATGCTTTTTTGCAGGTATCCTATGCGGGCTACTTCTTGCATCGAAGTCAGGGTTTCCGTGGCTGGCACGTCGTCGCGGCTCACGTTTACCACATAGAAGCGCGCCATACCGCTTTCACCGACACCTGGCGTATCTTCCCCGCTGATGATCGCCACACCACGCGGCGGCATGCTCTCTTGCAAAGTCAAATCGCTTTTCATTCGCCCTCGTTCTGCGCCGTCGCCAAAGGCACGGGCAAGGCTCTGCGCGGTGGCCTCCATCTTCTTGCGCTCCTGCAAGCTGGTCACGGGGTGGTAGTCGTCTACCACGATGGGCGCGTCTTTCAAAAGAAATGCCTTCTTTCGGATGAAGTTCGCTGTATCGTTGAAGGAAGCGGGCAGGCTTTTGCCTGTGAAGTTACCAAAGTGCGAAAGCGCAAGCGCCGCCGCCGTGCTCTTTCGGCTGCCCGTTCCACCCAGCAGGAATAGGGCATAGGCCGGGGCGATGCCCGTTTCGCTCAAAAACTCACGCAACGGCGCAAGAAAGATTGTGCCAAGTAGCGGAATACATACATGTTCTGCGATAACGCTGCTCATATCCAGCGTCATCATAGCGCCATCCAGAAAACTGATGGATTTGAAGCGTTCGTCACCGTTTCCATCCAGCCGGTACATGTCAAGTCCGCTGCCCAGCGATACCGTCACGCCCTCCGCACCCACAGCCCCGCCCTCGTACAGATAGGCCCACTTTCCGCCGATCTTGCGCCATCCGGTGTGCGTGTATTGTGTGATTCGCTCGCAGGTTTCCCGGCCCACCTCGCTGATCGCGTAGCGCAGCCGGTCTTTCACCGTGTTGCCGGGCGCGATGTTGGCTCGAAAGTCCCAGTTTTTTGTGACCCATCCCATGCTGTCAAACTGATCTGTTTTGACGTTCACGCGGGGCAGGGGAGCGCCGTCCATCGTCCAGCCGTCAAGGATGGTTTCCTGTGATATGTTCACGCCGTCGTCGCGCGTTACCACCGCACGGGGAAGCACCACGAAGTTGGCCAGAGGCTTGGGGCCGTCCTGCGTCTCCTGGCAGATGCGCCCGTTGTCCACGCAGTAGCCGTACACGCGGTTGTAATACTCGGCGGCAGCATCGCGCTGCGCCAGGGCGTCCCCGGTGAAGGGTTCGGCGGCCTGCATTGCCTGTTTGAGTGCTGCGTCGCCAGCCTTGCGGCCCAGCAGCTTGTACATATCCGTTACGTCGCCTTTGGGCGGCAGCTCGCTGCATACCTTCGCAAGCTCCACCATGCGCACGCTCTTGGCCAGCTTGTAGGTACTCTGCGCCACCTGCTTGGCATGGTTGCGGCCCACTTCGTCATTGTCGGGGATGATGTACAGGTCTGCGCCGGTCAGGCTTGTGCTATAATCGCCAGCCAGCCACTTACCTGCGCCCATGGGGTTGGTCGTGGCCGTGTAGCCCATCAGCTCCATGTTGTCGCAGTCTTTTTCGCCCTCGACAACAAAGACCGGTTTTCCTGCCTTGATCGCTGCCAGCACCTGCGGCAGCTTGTACAGCACAAGCCGCGCGCCTTCCTTCGTGTATTTGTAGCCGTCTGGCCTGCTGGGGTCTGGCTGGCGCAGGCTGAACGTTTTGCTGCCGTCCTCGCGCTGATAGCGGCAGGCTTCAAACAGCACCTTGCCGCTTTCATCTGTGTAGCTGTATGCGCAGACGAATTTGCCGCGAGGCTTCTTGCCTCCGCCTTTCTTGGCGGGCGGATCGGACGCAGGCTGCGGCACTTTTCCCACCGATGCGCTGGCCTCGCGGAAAAGGTCGCGCATTTTAAGCCCCATGGCCGTGACCACGGCCTCTGTGTCACAGCCCGCCTGGCATTTCAGTACAATGCCTTTTTCACCGTCCCGCACGCAAAGGCTGGCGGTTTTGTCGTCATGTGCCGGGCACCGGCACATATACTCACCGCTGCCGTTCGGCCCCGCCTCAACATGAAGACGGGACAGGAAATCGCGGATATCCATGCGCCCGCCTCCTTTATCTTGGCTTTGTTTGTGACTTCATGCGCGCTTCGATGGCTGCGCGCACTTCTTCCATGTTGAATAGAAATGCCTTCCCGGTTTTGTCGCAGGGAATCCATCCCTCCCGAACGGCCCTTCGGATAGCCGAAACGCTTAGCCCGGTTTCGTTGCTCACGGTCGTGATGTTCACGCCTTCCGGCCTTGCCAGAAGCGTTGCCACGGTGTCGATGTCCACTACTGTGCGCGTCCCCAGCATCATGTATGGGATTTCGCCGCTTTTCACGGCCCGGCGTAGCCTTGCTTCGCTGATATTTAACGATTCGGCTGCTTCCCGAATGGTCGCAAATTTCAAGGCCAGCCCTCCTTTTTAGATTTCAGCCACCGCTTTGTCGATGGCTGTTATGGTTTCTTCCATCACGCGGCGCAGCTCCACGGCCTTGTTGCGGATGGCTTCGGCGGCAAGTAGCTCGTCGCCGCTGATGCGTCCGTCGCGGGCAACAGCAGCAAACCGCAGGGCGATTTGCTGGGCGCTCTCGAAGGCCACGGCCCACCCAAGCGCAGCGCGGGCCAGCTCGCTGCTCTCTGCGCTTCCGAAGTCCGGCAGCAGCGGGCAGCAGGCACGGATGTGCGCCCCCTTTAAGTCAGGGTCGCCGTATGCCTCCACCATCTTCTGTACCACGTCGCACGGGGGAATGGTTCGGCCTGTTTCATAGTCTCCCAGCGCCTCCGCGCTGACAAAGATTTCGCAAGCAGTTCTCTCCCGGCTGGCGTAAAGCGGATCACGCTGCGCCGCCTGCATCCTGGCACGGTAGTAAATGTTATCGGATTTCATTCGCGTCCCTCCCAATCCTCACAACAAGTCGACTTGCCGTCCAAGTTGCGCAGGCAGTCGCCATACTTACGGCAGTCGTCGCAGCTGATGCGTCTCTGCTGGGCTTCATGGCGCGGTATGATCTGCACCGTGCAGCCATCCTCGCGCACCACACCCACAAGGCCAGGCACGCGGTGGATGGTTACATAGCGCGGGGCGATGTAATTCCCCTTGATGGCGTCGCGCACGGCAGCGGAGCACACGTCGGCGGTCAGGCCGCTGTGGGCCTCGTGGTCGCCCTCATCATAGAGGGCGTAAAAGTACACGTTGAGCAGTTCGGTGGTCATGCTGTCGCCTCCTCAATGTAGCCCGCCGCCTCCTCGATGCTGTCCATGGCGCTTTCAAGGTTGGAGATGGCCGTCTCGGCTTTTTCGCCGCGCTCACTCATCTGGATGCCTTCGGGCATGTTGTCGTAATACTCTTGTTCCTCATCCTTCAAGGTTTCCAGCTCATCGCGCAGGGTGTTGAGTTGTTCAAGGATCTCTTGCAGGCTCTTGCGTCGGGGATTGTTCATGTTGGAGCCTCTCTTTCTGCCTTTATTGGCTGATTTGATGAAAGAGCAATGCCTTTCAATCCCTTTCGATTCGCTTGGAGATTTGATAATCTTAGCGTATTGGTATAATACAATGAAAATATTGTAATGTCAATAGAAAATAACAAGAATACGAGAAAAGAGGAATAATAAACAAAGATAATTGACATCATGTTAAGATAAAACAAATAAAGAAAGGAATGATAAAGTGTTACCAGTAGGAGATAGATTACGTTACTTGCGTACTAGAATGGACATCAACCAAGCAGAAGCGGCTCAACGTCTAGGGATGCCTACTGCCACATACAGTAGCTATGAAAATGGTGTCAGCCCTAAACTCGAAACATTGGTCACACTCTCAACTTTTTATGGTGTATCCTCTGATTATCTGCTTGGACTGTCTAACGAAACAAAGCCTGCAAGTGGAGAATTAGGTATCTACATTGCCCAGCTTATGGATGCAGCAGGGGAAAGTGCTCCTACTTCATCTGAACTTGCAGCACTAATGAAAGAAGCAATACGTTACTATCGGCGAGGCGCACCGTGTGGAGACATCCCCATGCGGGCACTGCGTGGATTTGGGGAAGGGCTGCGATACACACTTAATGCTGCCATTGATGGAGATATCCCAGCTCTGATTGACAGGGCCAATGCGGCCACGGTTGCAGCACTCGAAGTAACGAAGATGCCCGCTGTATTCCTGGAAGGAAAAGCAACGGAGGTGCAGAAATGAAAAAGAAAGTCATCGCACTAATTCTAGTGGCGCTGGCCTGTGTAAGCATCTGGTTAGCTGTCAATGCTACACAAAACGCGGCACTTGCGTGGTGCTTCGTCTTGGTCTGCATTGTCCTGGCCGTGCTGATGTGGAAGGGGAAGAAACAGGCCCCAAAGGAACAGCCGCACGCCACTCCGGTATATTCCTTTGTCAACTTCAATTTGAGCGGCGTTACATATCCGAATGATGAGGGCGTAAGCCGCCAGGACTTAATACGCCGGATTGATAAAGCACAGCCGCCTTTTGAGAACAGCGGCTCGCTCGATGTCGATCTCAAGCCCATCAAGTTCAGGGGAGAGGATGCAATCGAATGCCGTGTGAATGGCTGTCAGATTGGATTTGTGCCAAAAGACATGGTGCCCGAAGTGCTGGCAGCCATAAAAAAGCCGGGTGCTACAATCTCCGGCTTTCAGGTGGTCGGCGGCGAGGATGGCTTAAACTATGGTGTCAGCATGGCTGTGCGCTTTGAAAAGTGACAGCACGAGGCTGTTTTCGCCATGCTTACACTTTATTGGTGAGCATTCTTACAGGAAATGCGGCCTGCTCACAGGGCCGGTGTAATGTGAAAAACCCTTGTTTTTGCAAGGGTTTTTCGTGCATCTTGGGGCGAATTACACTTTTACAGTAAAAAAACAACATACCCCCACTAGATTTATCTTTGGAGGCGCTGAAACATGGGAACGATTGAAAAGCGCGGGCGCAATTCGTGGCGTGTCGGTGTGCAGGTGCTCACGGATACCGGATGGCAGTGGATACGCGAAACAATCAAAATGCCGCCAGGCATGACGGAAGCCCGCCAGCGCAAAGAAGCAGAGAAAGCGCTTGCGCAGCTCACCGCTGATGCGAACGCCGGGCGCGTCAAGCCAAGCCAAAGCCCGCATACCGTCCGCAGCTTCGCGGCCATGTGGATGGAGCAGCACGTCCGGCCAAACTGCAAGCCCACCACCTGCAAGGATTATCAATTCTTCCTTGATTCACGTATATTGCCACTGATCGGGGACATCCAGCTCAAGAAGCTAACCCCTCTGATACTCACCAAGTGGATCAATGATGTACGCGCCAGCGGGCGCAAGCTCACGCGCCTGCCGGATGAACAGCTCAAAACGCCGCGCCGCCCCAGCGACATGGCGAAGATGGCCAGCCCGGAAAAGCAGGCAAAGCCACTTTCAGCCCGGACTGTGCAGCACTACTATGACACGCTGGACGCCATGCTTGACAAGGCTGTACAATGGGATATTCTGTCCCATAACCCCATGGATAAGGTGGACAGGCCGAAAGCCAAGAAAGCAAAGGCGCACTACTTAACGGAGGAACGCGCTGTAGAGCTGCTGCGGTGCCTGCGGCATGAGGAAAACATGTGCTACCGTGCGGCACTGCTTCTGGCGCTGCTCTGCGGCCTGCGCCTGGGCGAGGTGGGCGAGCTGCGGCTATCCGACGTGGACTGGAAGAACAACACCATTGACATATCCCGCGCGCTGATCTACACGCCGCAGACCGGCAGCTATGCTGGTGGGACTAAAACAGACGCGGGGGAACGGCTAATCTCGCTGCCGCCCGGCATGATGGCCGTGCTTCATGAAACACGGGAATATCAAAAAGAGGTACAGACATGGGCCGGTGATCTCTGGAAAGGGGAAGGGTGGATCGTTCACGGCTGGAACGGTGCGAGGCTTCACCATGACACGCCGTCCAAATGGTTCCGGCGCTTTGCCGATGCCAACGGATTTGAAGGCGTCCGCTTTCACGATCTCCGGCACACCCACGCCACCATCCTGCTGGCCAACAGCATCGACGTCGTGGCAGTGGCCACGCGCCTGGGGCACTCTGACGCCAGTACCACGCTGAAAGTGTACGCCCATGCTCTGCGCCGCCGCGATGAAGATGCAGCCCGCGCAGTTCAAGGTTTGCTTGATCGTGCTGGGGATGATCTGGCCGAAGACAAAACAGAGTAATAAACAAAAAAGGGGCAGACGCCGCACACGTCTGCCCCTAAATTACACCCATGCGTCCCCCTGTTTCCCCCAATTCTTCCCCCAAGTCGGGTCAGGGTAGCGCGCTCTGTGCCATTTTCTGTGGTGTTTAGACAAAAAGAAAAGGCAGATTCTTTTGAATCTGCCTTAAAATCTGGTCGAGGTGACAGGATTTGAACCTGCGACCTTTTGGTCCCGAACCAAACGCGCTACCAAACTGCGCTACACCTCGATAGAAAAAAGCTGGAGCCAATAAAGGGACTCGAACCCTTGACCTGCTGATTACGAATCAGCTGCTCTACCAACTGAGCTATATTGGCGCATCAGCATTAATCATTATAGCAAAGGTCGGCGCATTTGTCCAGCCTTTTTTTGAAAAAGCCGCCAATACCGCCGGAAGCCGTTCCGCACGCCGTTTCTGCACTTGACGTGCCGTGCGGCGGCGGATATAATACGCATATGTGTCATAGAAAATGCGCGTAGGGCAGGGGAGGGCTTGGCTGTGCGGAAGGCGCTTGGAGTCGCGGCGATGGTCGGGCTGTTTCTGCTGCTGCTTAGCGCGCTGGTCGTGGCTTCGCCGCAGGAAGGCGCGCTCACACGGCGCATTGAGCCGCCCACCGTGCCGCCGGATGCGGTGCTCGCCGCCATGGCCTCGACTGACGGAACGTTGGCCGCACAGGCAAATAGCGGCGCGCAGGGGACGCGTATGGACGCACGGCTGGATGCGCCGCCCACAGAAGGGCTCAGACGCGAGTCGGAGGGTCGGCGTGACGCGAACGGCCGTGTTCTTACCGCTCCGCGGTATGCGCAGAGCGTGTATCAAGTGTTTCGGGCAGAGGCGGCGGGCGGATGA